GGGCGACAATGACGGCGACTCGACCGAGGTCGTGGTGGAAACACCCGAAAGATCGGGGGATGGTGAGTCTCCGAAGATTCCCGCCGCCTCCGAGCACCGTGCGGCGACCCCGGCCGAGTCACCCGCGCTGGAAGGCGACGGCAAGGTCCGCGACAGCCTGGGGCGCTTCGTCCCGAAGGCCAAGGAGGCCCAGGAAGGCCCCCAGGGCGCTCCAGGCACCAACGGTGCCACCCCGCCCGTTCTGACGCCGCCAGCGGCCCCCACGCAAGCCCTGGCCCCATCCCCGCCGGTCCAGTCGCCCCAGTCTTGGTCGCCGCTGGTCCGCGACGAGCACTGGGCCAAGCTGCCTGCTGCGGTGCAGCAAGAGGTGCTGCGGCGCGAGCAGGAGGTGATCCAGGCGTTCCGGCAGGTCGCGCCGGCCCGCCAGTTGGGCGAGCAGTTCTACAACGCCATCCAGCCCTTCATGCCGGCGATCCAGGCCGAAGGGGTCGAGCCGATCACGGCGGTGACGAACCTGATGCAGTTCGCCACCCGGATGCGGATGGGCACGATGGGCGAGAAGGCCGCCACCCTGGCGCAGATCGTCAGCACCTACGGGGTCGACATCCAGGCCCTCGATTCCGCCCTGGCGGGGGTCGCGCCCCCGGCCCAGGCCGACCCCAGGCAGGCGGTGAATCAGGCCGTCCAGCAGGCGCTGCTGCCGATCTACCAAGCCGCCCAGCAGCGCCAGCAGATGGTCCAGCGGCAGGCCGACACCGCCGCCTCGACCGAACTGGAGACCTTCGCGGCCGACCCGAAGAACCGGTTCTTCAACGACCTGCGCCGGGACATGGCCGACATGATCGACATGGCCGCCAACCAGGGCCGGGATCTCAGCCTGCAGGAGGCTTACGACCGGGCCGGAATGTTGCACCCCGAAATCAGCAAGACTATGATCGCCGAGCGTCAGGGGGCGAGCGCCCACCAACTCACCGCTGCGGCTCAACGAGCAAAGGCTTCAGCGGTCAGCGTGCGGGGCACGGCCCCTGTCGGCAACCCGGGCGGGCCCGAACCGTCTTCGATACGGGAGAGTATCGAAGCTGCCATCGAGGCCCACTCCCGGTACTGAGGTCGAAGGACCGAGTAGCCCTTGAGGGTGGACCCGCCACGGCGCGCCACCACCCCTGGGAGGTGAAACGCCACCGGAGGCATCAGGTGAACAGGCGCGGTATGTAACCGCAGGCTTAACTTCATCTGGAGGCTCCCATGGCCGTTCCCAACGTAAGCGACATCGTCGCGACCACGATCCAGTCACGCACCCGCAAGATCGCGGACAACGTGACCAAGAACAACGCCCTGTACAAGAAGCTGGACATGCGGGGCAACCGCAAGACGTTCAGCGGCGGCAACGTGATCTACCAAGAGTTGTCCTTCGCGCAGAACGCGAACGGAAGCTGGTACTCGGGCTATGACCTGCTGCCGGTCGCGGCGTCGGACGTCATCAGCGCGGCCGAGTTCACCATCAAGCAGCTTGCCTGCCCGGTGACGATGTCCGGCCTGGAGACCATCCAGAACGCCGGCAAGGAACAGATGATCGACCTGATGGAGGCCCGCATCAACGTCGCCGAGTCGACCATGGCGAACCTGATGGCCGAGGGCATCTACAGCGACGGCACGACCTATGGCGGCAAGTCGCTCACCGGCCTCGCGGCCTGCGCACCGGCCCTGGCACCCGCCTCGCAGTCGACGGCCTATGGCGGCATCGTCGGCACGACGTGGCCCTTCTGGACGTCCAAGTACACGCTCACGGCAGCGCAGACGGCGGCCAACATCCAGGGCTTTATGAACACGATGTGGGCGAGTCTCGTGCGTGGCACCGACCGGCCGGATCTGATCGTGATGGACAACGGACCCTGGGGCGTCTACATGGCGAGCCTGCAGGCCCAGCAGCGCTTCACCGGCACCGAGATCGGCAACCTCGGGTTCCCGGCGCTGAAATTCATGGACTGCGACGTGATCCTCGACGGCGGCATCGGCGGCTACTGCCCGACGAACACGACGTTCTTCCTCAACACCAAGTACCTGTTCCTGCGCCCGCACTCGGCGCGCGACATGGTGCCGTTGAGCCCGAACAAGCGCTATGCCATCAACCAAGACGCCGAGGTCTCGATCCTGGCCTGGGCGGGCAACCTGACCTGCAGCGGCCGGCAGTTCCAGGGCCGGATGGTTGGAGCGTAGGTCTACAGTGGCGCGTCCGGCGGGGCCCCCGCCGGACCTGTCAACCAAACGGAGAACCTATGCAGCCATTCCTCGCACTCATCACGCCACTCACCGAGCCTCCGGGCGGCGGTGGTGGCGGTGGCGGCGGCCAGCCGCCTCTCGGCATCTGGGGACCGACCGACCCTCGGCCCACCTTCCCGATCTCGGGATGGAACCCCGGCACCGGCAACTTCCCGGAGCAGCCGCCGACAGGTGGCGGCGGCCAGCCGCCGGTCCCGTCGCACCCCATCGCGGGCGGCCCGTGGCCCACTCACCCGATCTTCTTCCCGCCGGGCACCCGCCCGCCGGGCCAGGGTGGGCCGATGCCTCCGCAGCCAGGACAGCCTCCCGGCTTCTGGGGCCCGAACGATCCGCGCCCGACGCTCCCGATTGCCGGCTGGAACCCTGGAACCGGCCAGTTCCCGGAAGGCCCGGGCGGCGGTGGCGGCGAGTCGCCAGAACCGAAGTTCGAGATGAAGACGGCATGGTCGCAGCAGACCGGCTGGATCGTCATCTTCGTGCCGGCTGAAGGCACGCTCGTTCCGACGCCCTCGAAGGAAGGCTCGGAGTCGGGCGGCGAAGAGTCCGGCGACGAGTGAAGCAAAGGCCCGGGCTTCATCGCCCGGGCCGTTTAAACACTGGAGCTACACATGCCCGCAGGACTTCCCGGCAGCACGGCTGCTCAGAACCTCGCCAACCCCAGCCTGGGGCCGTCGGTCATCTTCGACCTGCTCTCGGGCCCGAGGGGCTCGCCTAAGGACCGCGACGTCGACATCGCCTACAACGCGGCCCCCAACTCCGCTGGCACCCCCAGCAACAACGCCTCGACGGGTGCGCTCTCGACCGGCATCGGGTTCGGCTCGCCGCCGATCTTCCCGCCGACGGCACCGGCCAGCATCGTCGCCGCAGGCTTCAACGACGACTACGTCCCGGGTGTCACCAAGCCCGACGGCACGGCTGCGGCCAACGCGACCATGATGTACATCGGCGGCGGGCGGTCCCTCGCCGACGGCACGTCCAACCCGTACACGGCCGGTTTCGGCATCGGCATGGCGGGCCAGGGCGGCCTGCGTGACGCTGGCGCAGGACCGACGACCTACACCGGCTTCCCGACCAAGACGGTCACGGCCGTGGGCACGGTCGCCAACGGCGCGGTGGTCGAGACCGGCTTCGCCAACCGCTCGGGCGTGTCCATCACGATTGGGCAGTCGGTGTTCGGCGTGTCCAGCACCGCCAGCGCTACGCCGGCCTGACCGGAGCACGCCATGCTGACCGCTGGCGTGCTCAAGTTCGACCTGCAGGGTCGAATCCTCCTGTCGAGCAAGCCGCCGGTCAACTTCAACGGCGGCACCCCCATCGCCGCCGACGGCGGCCTCGCCATAGCGGCAACAGGGACCGCCCCCGAAAGGTTCCTCGCCGCCATCGGCTACCTCAACAACGGGGCCCTCACCGACAGCAACAACCCGCTGGTGCCGCAGGGCCCTGGCGTGGCGACGAACACGCTGGGTCAGGTCCGGATCTCGACCGACCTGCCGGCCTACTGGTACGCCGGCCTGCCGCTGACAGCCCAGGGTTACCTGTCGACCAGCCCCCGAATCGCATAGGCGGCTTCAGCGGGATGGGCCGCCCACGCTTTCCCAACATCCCGCGCACAAGGAGAACCCACATGACTCTCGACGCGCAGCAGGTTGAAGCCCTGCAGAACAGCACACCCACCGACTGGACGAAGTTCGACCAGACCGTCGGTGCCGACGCACGCCGGTTCGGGCAGGCGACCGGCGGCCTGCCGCCCGGGATGGGCCCCGGCCACGACGACACCCTGCTGGTCCGCTTCTTCATGCGCCCGCGCATCGACGTCGAGGCTTCCACGAAGGAGAACCGGCCGATCTTCCGCGACGTGCCCCACGTCGAGATCGCGATCCCCGGGGACAAGAACAACATCGTCACCGCCGAGGTCTGGGACCAGCACATCCGGCGCTTCCCGCAGTACTGGGCGCAGTTCCAGGCCGGCATCAAGGATCAGGTCGTCGGCACGCCGCTGAAGGTGGCCCCGTTCCTGACCGAGGCCCACGTCGAGGAGCTTGCCTACTTCAAGATCCGGACCATCGAGCAGCTTGCGAACCTGTCCGACGCCAACATGACGTGGCAGGGCGCGCGCGAGATGCAGCAGGCGGCCCGGAAGTACCTCGACAAGGTCAGCGGCAACGAGGCCCTGATGGCCCGCATGCACGCCATGGAGGCCGAGATGCAGGCCCTGCGTGACGCCAAGGCCCAGGCCGAGGCAGCCTTGCTCCAGACCGACATGCCGATACCGCCGCAGCCGTCGGATCAGCAGCGCAAGGGCAACCTCGCGCGCCCTCGTTAAGCCTGGAGCACCAGCATGCCGTACCAGATGACCGACTTCTCGTCGCTCGCGACGTTGATCCAGTCGGTGTGCTCGCTGGTGTCCCTGCCGGCCCCGGCCGACCCGGCCGGCTCGACCGACACCAACATCGCGCTGATGCGGACGGCGGCGAACTTCGCCAGCCTGGAGATGCTGAACGCCTACGAGTGGAGCCAACTCACCAAGAGGGGAAGCCTCACCGTTTACACGGCCACCCCGCCGGTCCCGGGCGCGCCGACCGAGGTCGCCTTCGACCTGCCCGAGGACTTCTACCGGATGATCGACCAGACCACGTCGCGGTTCGGTCCGGTCGCGCCCCAGGGCTGGATGATCTCGCCCAACTCGTCGCTGGCGTGGCAGATCCGGCAGCGCCAGATCTGGTTCCTGGCCCCGCCGCCGGCACCCGGCCAGCCCTTCGACTACATGTACCTGTCGCGGGCGCTCGTGCGGGACGCCGACGACCCGAGCCTCTACAAGAACGTCGCCAGCAAGAACGGCGACGTCTTCCAGCTTGACGGCATCCTGATGTCGCTGCTGACCCGGGTGAAGTGGCTGGAGGCCAAGGGCTTCGACAGCAGCGCTGCAGTGCGCGACTTCCTGCTGGCCTTCGACAGCCGGATCGGTGCCGAGAAGGGCGCGAACGTCCTCAACATGGCGGGCCGCCCCGGCTTCCCACTGATCAGCACGGGCAACCTGCCGACGAGCCTCTATGGCGTGTGAATTACGGGTAACGAAATGCCGCTCGATCTCCCCCCTGGCTGGGCCATCACCCACACCCTGGAGCACGTCCCTGACCCGAATGAGGGGACCGAGCCGATGGCGACCGGGCCGGGCTTCGACCGCTGGACCTGGATCTGCACCGACGAGCGCGGACAGTACGTCTGCGCCAGTGGGTCGGGGCCCGACTGCGAGTCGCAGGCACTGAGCATGGCCCAGGCCAGGACGCAGAAGCGTCCCTACGACACGGTGAGCCGCTGATGGTCCTGCAGGTTTCACCCCACCCGCGCCGGACCATCCCGCGCCGGTCGAGCGCGACCCAGACGCATTCGGCGTTCGCCTTCCCGTCGCCGCAGAAGGGGATCAACACGGCCCAGCCGCTGACGGCCGGCAGTCCGCTGACGGCCCTGCGCCTGGAGAACCTGATTCCCCGGGCCCTCGGGTGCCAGATGCGGCGGGGCTTCACACGCTGGACGTCGAACCTCGACGGCGAGGTGCGCAGCCTGATGAAGTACCAGCCGGCGCTCGGCGTCCCGAAGATGTTCGCGGCGACCAGCACGGGCAAGATCTACGACGTGACGACGGCCACGCTGTCGGGCGTCACGCCGGCCGCCGTCACGACGGTGACGGGCGGTACGCCCCCGGGCGAGTGGACGTCGCTCAACTTCGTGTCCCAGGCCGGCGTGCATGGCCTCGTCTGCGTGAACCCGGGGAGTGGATACTGGGTCTACAACGGCACGACGTTCACGCACGTCACGATGGGTGCCGGGGTCGGTCAGGTCGGCGGCGTCAACCCGAACCTCTTCACCTTCGTCACCGTCTTCAAGAACCGGCTCTGGTTCATCGAGGGCGGCAGCACCCGTGCGTGGTACTTGCCGCTCGGCCAGTTCTACGGGGCGGCGGTCTCGTTCGACTTCGGCGCGATGCTGCCCAACGGCGGCGAGCTTGCGGCCCTCATCAACTGGACCGCCGACGGCGGCGGGGGCCAGGGCAGCAGCACGGGCGGCGGCACGGTCAACAACCAACTCGTGGTCGTCAGCGACCAGGGCGACGTGCTGGTGTACGGCGGCGACGACGCCTCCGACCCGAGCCTGCCCGAGCACGTCCAGGGCCGCTGGTACGTCGGCCGGGTGCCGACCGGGCACCGGTTCTTCAGCCTGTACGGGTCCGACGTGATCATCCTGTCCGAGCGCGGCATGTGCTTCATGTCCGAACTGATGCGCGGCCAGGGTTTCTTCGAGAACGTCGGCACCGCCCAGGCCATCAACTCGGCCCTGGCGGTCGACATCGCGGCGAGCCTCGACAGCCGCTACTGGGAGGTGGTCTTCCTGCCCCAGGAGCAGTTGATCATCATCAACCGGGCCGAGATCAACACCGAGAACCTGCAGTGGGTCTACGAGGTGAACAACCGCGCCTTCGCGACCCTGCGCAGCATCCCGATGCTGACCGTGGCGACCTTCAACGGGGCGTCCTACTGCGGAGATCTCAACGGCCACGTCTGGTGGATCTTCGAGGGTAGCACCGACGGGGCCGTCGATGACGTCCCCGGCCTCGATCTCCAGGCCGTCTGCGTGACCGCCTTCCTGCCGCTGGGCGAGGGCATCCGGGTCAAGCGCTTCCTGATGGTCCGGCCGAGCTTCATCTCGTCCTCGGCCCCAGGCGTGCAGACACGTCTGAACGCCGAATGGAACCTGGGGGCACCGAGCAGCGTGCCGCCCTACCTCGGGGCCGGCGAGAACCTCTGGGACGTCGCGACGTGGGACTTGGCGACGTGGGACGGCGAGGGCCAAAGCTACGAGGGCTGGGCCGGCGCGTCCGGCACGGGCAGGTACGGCTCCCTGGCGATGCGCGTGCGGGGCGCGGCCGACACGATCTTCGTCGGCTGGCAGGCCCTGGTCGAGCAGGGAGGCATCCTGTGATCACCACCGAGAACCAGATCGGCCTGATGCGCTGGATCTGCGACCGGATCGGCTACATGCCGTCGCCGTTCTTCCGCGCCATCGGGAGCCTCAGTCACATCGACGGGCACTTGCGCGGCGTGGTCGGCTACGACAGCTACAACGGCGCGAGCGTGGTGATGCACATGGCCGGCGAGCCGGGCTGGATCGACAAGGCGATCCTGCACGCCGCCTTCGACTACCCCTTCAACACGATGGGCTGCTCCCAGGTGCTGGCGTTCGTCCCGAGCGGGAACGACGTGGCCCAGGACATCGACACCCGGCTCGGCTTCGAGACCGTGGTGGAGCTTGAGGGAGCACACCCCGACGGGTCGCTGATCGTCATGCGGATGAAGCGCGACGACTGCAAGTGGATCTCACCGCACAGGACGCATTGACATGGGCAAGAAGTCAGCACCGCCGCCGCCGCCCGACTACCGGGCCCAGGCCGAGGCCACGGCCAAGAGCAGCCAGCAGGCGCAGACCCAGGCCGACTGGGCGAACCGTCCCGACCAGACGGACATGTACGGCAACAAGACGTCATGGTCGACCCAGGCCGTGGTCGACCCTGCCACCGGCCAGACGATCAACAAGTGGAGCCAGAGCACCCAGCTATCGCCCGACCAGCAGGCCGCCGTCGACTCCGAGATGGCGATCAGCAAGGGCCTCATGGGCACCGCCCAGGGCATGCTCGGCCGCGCCAACGAGGCGGTCTCGAAGGACTTCGACTGGGGCAACCTCCAGGCGATGGGCAAGGTGCCCCAGTCCGGGCAACTCCAGGGCGCGGGCCAGGGCCTGATGTCCGGGCTGAACACCGCGAGCCTCGGCAGCATGCCGACCGCCGACGACCAGGGCCGCCAGCGGATCGAGAACGCGATGTTCGACCGCATGCGGCCCGAGCAGCAGCAGGCCCAGGCCGGCCTGGAGGCCAAGCTGGCGAACATGGGCCTGACCCGGGGCAGCGAGCAGTGGAACCGGGAGGCACAACGACTCGGCGACCAGCAGTCCCGCGAGCGCTACAACGCCCTGGAGGCCGGCGGCGTGGAGCAGCAGCGCCAGTTCGGCATGCAGATGCAGGGCCGCGAGCAGGGCTGGAACGAACTGATGGGCGCGGGCACGTTCCAGAATCAGGCACAAGCCCAAGGCTTCAACCAGAACGCGGCCCAGACCCAGCAGAATTTCGGGCAGAACCTCCAGGCGGCGAACTACCAGAACCAGCTTCGCCAGCAGCAGATCGCCGAGCAGCAGATGGCCCGCCAGATGCCGCTCAACGAGTTGAACGCGTTCATGTCCGGGCAGCAGGTCGGCGCGCCCCAGTTCGGCAACTTCAACACCTCCCAGGCGGCCGGCGCGGTCGACTACACGGGCGCGGCGAAGGACCAGTACGGGGCCAGCATGGACGCCTACAACGCCAAGCAGAAGCAGCAGGCCGGGCTGATGTCGGGCATCGGCTCGATTGCCGGTGCCGGGATCATGGCGTTCTGACATGGCCGTCACCGTCCTGCAGTTCTCCGGAGGGATCGACTCCCTCTGCATGCTTCTGCTGCTGCGCAAGAGCAGCAGGGCGGGGGCGCATGTCGTCACGGTCCTGACCGACGGGGCCTACCCGGACGCCGAGCAGTACCTCCAGGCTGTCGCGAACGAGATGCGGATGTACACGTTCCACACGGTCCGCACCGAGCGCTACCTGCCCCACTACGGCCAGCCGGTCGACATCGTCCCCCTGCGCTGGACCGCCATGGGCCAGCTTGCCCGGGGCACGCACGACGTCCGCTATCAGGACGCCTTCTCGTGCTGCAACCGGGCGATCTGGGAGCCGCTCGACAAGAAAAGCCGGGCGCTCGACGCGACCGACATCTACCGGGGCCAGCGCAACGACGACCGGCTGAGATCTCCGCTGAAGGACGGCGACGAGGACCGGGGCGTGCGGATGCACTTCCCGCTGGCCGACTGGGGCCGCCAGGAAGTGCGCGAGTATGTGATCGACAACGCCCCGCACCTCTTGCCCGAGTACTACGCCATGGGCGAGCAGACGTCGCGCGACTGCCTCGACTGCACCGCCTATCGGGCCGACAACGCGATCCGGGTGGACAACCTGCCGGATCTCGAGAAGCAGCGTGTAAACGGGCTGATCACCCGCTGGCACAGAGATGTGATCACCGAACTGGAGAACCCGAAATGATGCCTGGACAACCCCCGAGCGACCCGATGGCGTATGCCCCCGTGGCACCGCAGCAGCAGCGGCCCGACCGCGACCAGATGCTGATGGAGTACCTGATGCAGCAGGGCGCGGCCCAACCCGAGCAGCAGAAGATCGCCCAGCAGCGGGCCACGGCGAACCTGCTTCGCCAGGGCGGCATGCAGGCACCCGGCATGCGCAGCAGCCGGGCCAGCACGGGCGGCACGATGGACACGGCTCCCCACCCGTTGGAGATGCTCGGCCAGCTTGCCCAGGCCGGTGCCGGTGCCTACACCGGCATGCAGGCCGATGCGTCGGCCCAGGCCGCCCAGGCCCTGCAGGGCCAGCAGCTTGCCGACCTGCGCAAGCGGATGTACGGTGCAGCGCAGACGCAAGGCGAGGCGCAGTTGCCGATGGGCGGGGGCATGTAGGGGGTCGTCATGTCCACGTTCGGTCTCGACATCACCGGCATCCTGCTCGGCCTCCACGAGGACCAGCAGGCGGCTGCACGCTCGGCGGCTTTGCGCGGCAAGCCGCCACCGCCGCCGGCTCCGGTCGCCGGCCTGGGTGGCGGGGCGACCGGGGGTTGGGACAGTCCGCCGCCGCAGCCGACGCCGCAAGCGATCCCGCAACGACCGATGCCCCAGCCGCAGGCCCAGCCGCCCCGCCAGGGCACGATGCTGCCTCAGGCCATGGCTACCCAGCCACAAGGCCCCCCAGCGCCTCCTGCGGGCTCTATTCAGGTAGA